CTCTGATACTACAAGAGGTTTTGTGATGGGTTTCACAAGGGATCCTATATTTACAAAAGGCTCTACGGGCGCTCCAGGATCTGACACGGACATAGGAGATACGCACGGTTATAATACAGGTAACACCACTAGTGCTACTTCTTTCTTCATAGCACCTACACAATCCTATTCTTCATCAGGAGCATCTTTTATAAGGAGATCTAAAAGTAACCCTACCGCGAGCACTTACTACGGGATGGTTATTGATATAAGCTCAACAACTGATTCAGGATATAGCTTACAAGATTGTTCAGGTCAGTTTATGCATTTATCAGTAAGTATAGATGTAGATGATAATTTAATACAAGTGTACCTTAACTCTGAGTTATTAGCATCTGATAGCATATCAAATGCGTTTGGAACTAAGGTCTCAGATCCTATCAGAATTCCTACATTCAAGTCTGAAGATAGCTTTGATTATACAAAGGTGACTACTGGGCTTACGAATGTATTTAACGAAGGCCCAGTCAACGATGATTATTTCACTCCCTGGATTATAGGAGGTGGTTGGACTGACGGATATCCTGTTGATCTAGCCACTAGCTCTGGAGGTTTCATGGGAAGTAATTACGGACTGTATAGTGGTCTGACTGGCTATGTAACAAGCTTTAAGATTTATGACGCCCCTCTAGCTCAAACCGAGATCATAAAAAACTATAAAGCTCACAAAGATTTCCTAGGTAATATTAAGCTATGAGTTCAACTTTATACGGAACAACTGCGACCAAAGCTGTTTTAAAGAATACAGCCGATGCTAAAAAAGTCTCTACAAAAGGTGTAAAATTTCCTTTTGCTAACGATAACTATTTAGTTAACAAATCTACAGGGATTGAACTAGCAAGATCTCAGATAAGGCAGTTACTTTTCACTAAGCCTGGGGAGCGGGTCATGATGCCAAACTACGGAATTGATCTAGAAAGCTATCTTTTTGATCAACTAGACGAGGATGTGCTATATGATTTAAGGAAAAAAATAGCTTTCAATATAGATACATATGTACCTTCTGTTAAAATAATAAGACTAGAGATTACTGAAACAGAAGATATAAAATACTCAGGTCTTCCTGGCATTAGAATACTTCTAGTTGTCTCGCTGCGTGACACTGGAGAGATAGACCAGTTGGAGATAGAAGCATGACGAATATACCTTACACTACAGCCGCATCAGATTTCCTTAAGTATGTCAATTACAAGGAGGATGAGAAATCCTCCTTAATTGATTATGCAGCCTCGGACTTCCTGTCCTTGAAGGCTTCTCTTATAAATTATATAAAAGCGGTATACCCTCTGGATTACAACAATTTTTCTGAGTCTGATCTTGGGATAATGTTTGTTGAATTAGTTGCATATATGGGAGCGGTCATGTCTATGAAGACTGATATGATTGCTCATGAGATGTTTTTAAAAACAAGCAAGAACCCTAACAATGTCAGGAAGCTTTTAGACCTTATAGGAATCCGTCTGAGGGGTCCTTCATCTGCTGCGGCTATGACATCGGTTGTGGCAGAAACGGCCCTCACAGGAGCGGGGGAGAGCCTTACCGTAGCTGCCAGGGACAGGGTAGTTACCTCTACCTCTCCCGTAGACGGTCAAGCAGTAACTTATACTTTATACCCTACTAGAAACGGTGCGATAGAGAATCCTTTAAAAGATGCCTCTATAAAGTTTTACTATGAAGATTCCAATGGAGGACAAACTTGGGATAACGCTGTTCTCGTTGAAGGAGCCTTCGCTGTGGATACGGGTGTATTCTCAGAAGTAGATGTACTGAAGAAGATACCTTTATCCAAATCTCCAGTCGTAGACGGAAGCATTCAAGTATTCATTTCCTCAGACAATTCTGATACAAGCGGAACATACAGAGAGGTTACTAGTTTATTCTCTGCTTCTGGTACAAATGATAAAGTTTTTCAAGCAGTTTACGGTAATGATTACGCAGCAATAGTGCAGTTCGGTGACGGTGTTACAGGATCTCTTCCCCCTGCTGGATCTGAGTATACCATAACCTATAGAGTAGGCGGAGGTGAGAGAGGTAATAACAACTCTAACACGATATCAACTACTTTACAAACAGAAGAAGACAATCCTATATCAATAGCAAACACTCAGCCTTTTACAGGAGGGGCTGATGCTGAAAGCATAGATCACGCTAAGAAGTACGGTAAGTTAGTTTACAGACAACAGGACAGACTAGTTTCTTTAGAGGATTACATAGGTTTCTGCAATACTTACAAAGGTCCACTAGGAACTTCTGCAAAAGCAACTGCTGTTACAAGAAAGTCTTTCGGTTCAGCAAATATAATAGATGTTTACATGCTAGAGAAAGCTTCCAATCTTCAACTACAAAAAGCATCAATTGCATTTAAGGAAGCTATGCTCGCATCAATGGACGATAAGAAGATGTTAACTGATGAGATAGTTCTAGTGGACGGACTTGTAAGAACTTTAGATCTTGATATTAGAATTACATTAGACAGAAGATTCCAAAATGTAGAGGAGTCCCTTAAGAATAAGATATCAAGTATCGTCACTAATTATTTCAATGTGGACAATAGAGAGTTTGGAGAATCCTTTTTCCCTGCTGACATATCTAGAGAGATCTTTAGTAGTGTAGCGGAGGTAAGGATTGCTGAGGTAACTAATTATAACGAAGCTCTTAATCTTGAGATAAACGAGATTCTACAGCTAAACAACTTTTCATTAAACTTTAACTATGTCTAGACCTTACAAAAGAAAAGCGGTTGATGTATTTCAAAAGATAACTCCTGAAATATACAGGAGCGAGGATGAAGCATTATCAGAGTTAAAAACTGTTGATATAACAACCAAAGTAGTAAAAGGTCAGATAGAGATTATTGAGAATTTTCAATCAATAAACCCTACTGTAAGTGCTGATGTAATTGTAACAAGTTTAGCTGGATGGGATAGTACTAATTTGTATCCTTCGGGTATGGTGAAGCATTTTGTAAAGCAAAACAAGCTTACAGAAATATCACCAAACAAACTATCCTTAGAGATCTTAGAACCTTTAGGTTACTATCTAGGAGATTACACCACTTCTTCAGATCTGTATGAGTTCTTCTCTGGGACACTATTTCCTCTGTTAAAGCAATCTACCGGATCTGTAGCATCTGATCTGTATACCTCTACAGACGGTGCTCTAGCTAACAGTAATGAGAATACACATATTTACTTACATGGATCTCTTGGTTTGTTTTACTATCTTCTGTGTGGGGATTTGTACGACAAGGTAGTTCTACTATTCGCAACCAAGATTTCTAAATCAGAGACTCTACAACTTAACGATGCATTAGGAATTCTAAACGAATACATTTGGGAGAACCAATACCTAACATCTTTTAGAAACACCTTCCCATCTCTTTTATCTGCTGAGTTCTTATCTGGAGTTGGTACTTATGCAAGTGGAACTCAGTCCTTAGATAAGTTAAATACTTGGACTGACATACTATTTCAAGATAACTACCGAGAGAAAGACGATGAGTTTGTAAAAAGTGCTCTTGTCGCCTATTTTGAAGGAGGGCTGTCCCCAGACATTTATTTAGACAACGGACCTCTATATAAGTTCCAAAGAGCATTAGGCTTTATATATTCAGACCTAGACAACGAGATTCTTTCACTAGAAACCTTGCTCTCAATTGATGAATGTCCAGAAGAGTACCTACCTTATCTGGCAGATATTGTTGGATGGAAGTTCTATACATCTAACACAGATTCTTGGAGGAGACAGCTTAGAGACTCAAGGGCTACCCTTCAGAAGAAAGGTACTAAGGCTGGTCTAGTCGATCTTTTAAAATCTATACTTCCCGCATCTAACTTCGATTTCTCAGAGGCTTACTCAGAGTTTTTTGAGTCTTATATCCCTAATCTTATTTACTATCTTCTAAAAACAGAATCAACTCAGCTAAGTTCCCTGGATGTATGGACTACAGAAAAAGCAAACGAGTTTGCTGGTTCGTGGAGGGACGCGACTGATTTAGATAGAAGTATTAGATTCGTGGTAGACCAGATACTTTTAGAAGCTGTACATGAGTTTCCAAACTTGTTTAACATACGAGGATATCCTTTTAGACCTCAGGATGATAACTTCGTATTTAACTACAGAAACAGGGATTTTAATGTGCCTCCTTGGGAGTATGAAAACTTCTACAAGGATTGTGATGTAACCTTTGAGTTAGTTGAGTTCCTTAAAGGAAAGCTTTTATGTTTAGGAGTACCTTCAACTTACTGCGAAAGCTTTGAAGACTTTATATTATCAAACACTGTTAGTGGAGATACAGATCCCAAGTTTTACAACAACGGCTTCTTCTTCTTAACTGAATCCTTACAGCTACCTCCTAATTATCAAAATCTTATAGAGAACTTCGAGCAATCAAAGTTTGATTACATAGGTTACTGGAGTGGTAAATCTTCTCACTTTGATCTAACGCTTTGCTCCGTAGGATTCTTAGATGAAATTTTTATACAGACCTCGTTTACAACTGAGGATTTCTTTGCTTCTATGGAGGCTGTAAAAGATTTCATTCCAGCTAAGGCTATAGGAAGGGTTCATACAAATCTCAGTGCTGTAGATAACTTCAGATCAGTAACTACAATATGCCCTAGGGTTAACTTCAAATTCCTTGACATGATAAACTTGAGTGGAGCCCTTGGATCTTATCAAGCATCTTCACTCAATATGAGAGCGGATGAGTTAGGGTTTTTAGGAAAGCATAGACTCCCTTCTTATAACTTTGCAACAACAAAGACTCAAAACAATCATGAGAACCTTCCTGTATTTGGAAGGGAGGTTTTAGAATTCGGTAGAACCTCAGATGACGACGCTTTTGTAGATTCCAGTAGCGTATACAACACTAGCGGTCCTTATCAAGAAGTATCTCCTAGAGGTGTCGTAAGAAGAAGGAACAGGGAAAAACTTTTCTCAAAAGGTAACTGGTTTAACAGGACAGGCTTTAATGCTCCTACCTTTATGAATCTCAGTGATGCGGGATCAGACACTGAATACTTATCCTTAGGCTATATTCCAAGTGCGGCAAGATTCCAAAGCATAGATGACAACAACAATCTTCCTGAGATATATAAAGACTACCAAGACAAAGATTCCTTGGCAACCATTTATGGAGTGGCTGTAAGTTCTGCATTCCCTACAAGAGGTTTAGAACCTTATGAGGGTTGTCAAAACTACAGGTTTAGAGATTCCTTTGAAGAAGTTTCTAAGTTCTTTTACGATCTTGTTGATCATAAGATAGGTAAGCAGGCTGAACTTGAGATACTGTTGAATAGTAATTTAACCATAAATGATTCTTGGATGGATCATGCAGGATCTTTAAAGAACGAGTTGTGGAATGAGTATGATTTCAATTTTGAAAAGGAGTTTTCAGAGCTAGGTCTAGACTTTTACAAGCATGTTCCAAACGAAAAGAACAAGACACTTAATTATCTTTATCTTAATAATTATGTTAAGCAAGGTAAGCCTTCTATATCAGACTCTACTCTAGAGGAGCTTGAGACAGGAGGCTCCTCTTTAGTATCCCATATTTACGGTCCTATTTTCTGGAATGCTAAGTTAAATGAAGATGGTTCCGCGTATGGAAATAACACGGTTAATCTAAAAAACACAGATACTGATGATGATAATGAGTTCCTTATATTTAGTGCCAGTACAAGCAAACTCTCTATGAGTACAGACTTCTGGATCAAGTCCAGAACTGAAGAGAAGGTTGCTGATTTACTTAGTGGAGTTGAGTTGGTTGATGTAATAGAATCTACTCAAAACAAAATATCTATCTACAACTTTGCAGAAGACCAAGGGGTATTAAATAAAAACTCAGCCCTCCTTGATAATAACATAGTTTGTTTATCCACAAAGCAGAATATTCCTAGATTAAGATATACTTTTAATTACGGAGATGGAGGTAATTACTTTACACCTGAGGATGATTTTGAGATATCTGTAAGCTCTATTTTCTTAAACGACGATAATCTAAATACGGGAGGAAGATCTTATAATGTACTTATAAGAACAGAGCTTGAACAGGATGCTGAAGGCAATAAAGTAAGTTGGGTGTATACACCTCAAGGTAAGTGGGAGATGATATACTTCTCATCAATCACCTCTTCAGACAACCCTTCCTCCTATGTACGAGATGAGCTTTCACATACAATAACTCATGAGGAAGGCACTCTTGAGAATGTTCAGGGTTCTGAGTGTGCAATAAATGTTACAAGAAGGAAGTGTTTGTACAACTTACTGCTGAGTGATTTTGAGGTAGATGTTTTAAAATTCAATACTTTGAACAGGTTTATAAAAGTTCCTCTAAGCTATTACCAGTATAAACAACAAGTACACAGATACGATCAGAAGTATGTCATTGAGCTAATACCTACCAACTCAATCGTAGAGGAAAACTTCTGGTGTCTTAATGGCATATCTGTAGTGGACAAGACGATGAATCTTAGATCTGCTATACCTTTCTCAGTTTCCTCTACTATTAAAAATGTCCTAGTAATACAGGATAAGGTAGATGAGCTTTTAGACGAGGAAGGTTTAAGTATAAATGATGTAGATATTCTGTTTGCAAAACAGAATGGAACCTTATTGAGAATAGGAGAAAAGATAACCATATCGGACAAGAAAGTATTCCACGAATCACTTCCTGTTACTATTCTAGTAAAAACTCCATTTAATTCTTTTAATTTCTACAAGGATGTGAATGCAGTAATAGAAACTTTCTTAGATGTTGTAGGTCCTGGAGGAAATATTGTTAGTGAGGAGTTCAATGGTGAAACCACAATCCATAGTTATAAACTACAGAACGCCTTGGGGTATCAGGATGTAACTGGAATAGATTACATAAACTGGGTTAGTGCTATTGATGAAAATAACTACAGACTATCCCCAGATAAGCCAATCCTTAGCCCCACCTCACTACTCACACCACTCGTTACGGAAACCTCTACATTACTTTCTTTTACATCATCAACTGAGTATACCTTCCCTAAAAACGATTGGACTGTTTACGAGTTATCTGCTAAATATGCAACTCATGTAGATATAGATTACTATCCAGGAGCACCTACTAGTAGTCTTGAATTTGCTAAAAAATCTTCCTTACCTTTGAGAGAGGATGGTACTGGTAAATATATTGTTGATAGCACTAACTTACTTCCTCTTCTCATAAGTAAAGGGGATGCAGACTCAGAAAATTTCTTTAATACAGACGCAGAGGCTTACAACCCTTACTTCTCAGGAAACTTACCGACCCCTAATTCTTGTGATTATAATGCGATGATTGATGGGGGCGGGGCTGGAGTAAATTGCCAAGACGGGCCTTGGAGTTTCGCTAGACCTGAAACAGCCAGCCTACAAGATTTTCAAGAGAGGTGGTCTCTTCCCGAAGATTGTAACTTTAACCCTTGTTTTTCTACTGAAGGTGGGGTTCCTTTGATATCTATAACCTTTAGAAGAGATAACTTAGACACGCTTCCTGAATACTTGTATGTTGCTGTTAATGAAGGGGATACAAACCTTGGTGAATTAGATAACAACATGCAATATTATCTAATCCCTCTTATGCCAGAGGGAGTACCTGATGGATATACTAAGTCCACAAGATACGCCTTAAGAGAGTCTATAGCGGAGAGTCCTTGTTGGTACGGTAACGATTCTGCAAAGCTTCCCTTCGGAGGGTGTTGTAACTTTGGAGCTACTTGGTCTGAGTTTATACCAGATTACGCTCTTAATCTTAATTTAGAGGATGATCAGTCATACTACGACGAGGGGATAGGTTGGTGGACTGTTAACCTTATATTCCCAAATAATTTTGGACTTAACCCGTTAGGTGATTGCACATATTCACAGGTACAAAATTGTCAAGGAAACACTTCTCCCGTCCTAAAACTTATAGATAGGGCTGGTAAATTTAAAAGATTATCCATAGGTCTTGCGGACAGCAGAGGTAGCACAACAAACCCTATTGAAAACAAGAAGGTGGTTATAGGTAATATCAGAATGGATATAGATTTCCCTACTACCCAATGGACTGATACAACTTGGGCTCAATACTTTAACATAGGATATCAACAGTTTTCAGATTCTAATCTTGTTATAAATGGCAATTCCTTTGGGAGTTATATTTCAGAGAACATTGATGATACATACACCTTAGATACTTTATATAAAGTACCTCCTAAGTCACTCCTATCATTATTCAGGTATCTTAATGAATTGTCAGAACAAGATCAATCAAGAGACCCT